GACAGTTTGACGCAAAATTGTTCCCACCAAAGGTAAGATACACTGTGGATGTACGCCCACACATAAAAAACATCTTAGCTTCGTTGACTGACATTTTTTCAGCTGACAATTTAACTTTTGAATATCTAGGACTTACAACTAACGTTTAATATTTAACAATATATAGAGAGTTTGAAAATGGCGAATAATAAAAATTTTGAATACTTGGGTAATGGTTTCCAGCAACAATTGCTGAACCAACTTGTTTTGGACAAGGAGTTTGCTCACTCAATCATTGAGGTGATTGAACCAATATACTTTGAAAACAAGTATTACAAAATTATACTCCAAATGGTAAAGGAGTATTATAAGAAATACGAAAACACGCCATCTTTCTCTACATTAGAACAGATTACAAAATCCGAATTATCCGAAGGTGCCGCATCCAAAATTGTATTAGATACAATTAAAAACATACACGATGCTCCGATTGAAGGAACATCATTTGTTCAGGATAAAGCTTTGAAATTCTGTAAACAACAAGAGTTGCAGAAGGTGATGAACCAAGCACAAAAAATCATCGATAGTGGAGAGTTTGAAAACTACGACACTCTCGAAGAAATGGTTCGTGAAGCTTTACAAGTAGGACAAAGAGATGAGGGTGTTGCTGACGTATTCTCAAACTTGGATGAGGTGTTGAACGAAGACTATCGTCATCCAATTCCAATGGGAATACCGGGTATCGACAAGTTGCTAAAGGGTGGTTTAGCGAAAGGTGAGATTGGAGTTATATTAGCACCAACAGGTGTCGGTAAATCAACTCTACTTACCAAAATCGCTAACTACGCTTACAACATGGGATTTAACGTTCTTCAAATCTTCTTTGAAGACAATCCAAAAATTATCCAAAGAAAACACTTTGTATTATGGACTGGTATTCATCCTGATGAGTTATCGGCAAAAAAGGATGAGGTTATTACAAAGGTTAAAAGCATCGAAGAATCAATGCCAAATCGTTTGATACTTCAAAAGTTACCTTCTGATACAATGACAATGTTACAAATCAAAAATCAAGTTCGTAAAATGATTGCGGATGGTATCAAAATTGATATGATTATGGTTGACTACATTGATTGTATTGTTCCTGAAAAAAACTTAGGTGATGAATGGAAGAGTGAAGGTTCTGTGATGAGAGCGTTTGAGGCAATGTGTCACGAAATGAATGTTGTTGGTTGGACAGCAACCCAAGGTAATAGAAGCTCAATTTCATCAGAAGTTGTAACAACAGACCAAATGGGTGGGTCAATCAAAAAGGCACAAGTAGGACACGTAATCATCTCGGTAGCAAAAACATTACAACAAAAAGAGATGAAATTGGCAACAATTGCTATAACAAAATCTCGTATCGGTGATGATGGTGTTGTATTTGAAAATTGTAAATTCGACAATGCTATGATGGAGATTGATACCGAAAGTTCTGTTACATTCCTTGGTTTTGAAGATAAGAAAGAAGAACAAAATCGTAATCGTATTAAGGAATTAGCGGAAAGAAGACAACAAAAAGAAAGACAAACAGGGGTTAGTTAAATATACCCTTTGTCCGAAAAGTTTATTATTTTTAACGAAAAAAAGTCAAAATTTTTTATTCAAAACACAAGTCAAAGAAAGAACAATGGTATATTTATTAAAAAAATCGACGATTTTTTAATAAAAACCAAAAACAAAAACAATTAAAAAACTATGGAAATCTCAAATAGAATATTGAGCGAAATTACGGTTTATATGAAGTACGCTAAGTATGTACCGGGATTGAACAGACGTGAAACGTGGGAAGAATTGGTAACACGAAACATGGATATGCATATTAAGAAATATCCTCACATTGAAGAAGAAATCATTAACAACTACCAATTTGTTTTCGATAAAATGGTGTTACCCTCAATGAGAAGTATGCAATTTGCAGGTAAACCAATTGAAATTTCTCCTAACCGTGTATTCAACTGTGCTTACGCACCGGTTGACGATTGGAGAGTATTTTCTGAGATTATGTTCCTATTGTTAGGTGGTACAGGTGTTGGGTATTCAGTTCAGAAACACCACGTAGAGTTATTACCGGAAGTTAGAAAACCAAACAAAGAACGTTCAAGAAGATGGTTGGTTGCTGATAGTATTGAAGGATGGGCTGACGCTGTAAAAGTATTAGTTAAATCTTATTTCTTCGGTGGCTCACATGTAACCTTTGATTTTTCAGATATCCGTCCAAAAGGTGCTCGTTTAGTAACATCAGGTGGTAAAGCGCCGGGACCTCAACCATTGAAAGAATGTTTGATTAAATTAGAAGGTATTTTGGAATCAAAAGAAGATGGTGAAAAACTTCGTCCAATTGAAGTTCACGATATGGTATGTCACATTGCTGACGCTGTGTTAGCCGGAGGAATCCGACGCGCGGCACTGATTTCCTTGTTTTCTGCAAGTGATGATGAAATGATTTCTTGTAAATCAGGTTCTTGGTGGGAAGAAAATCCACAAAGAGGTAGAGCGAACAACTCTGTTGCACTTCTTCGTCACAAAATCACAAAGGATTACTTTATGGATTTGTGGAAGAGAATTGAAGCAAGTGGTGCTGGTGAACCGGGTATCTATTTAACAAACGATAAAGACTGGGGTACAAATCCTTGTTGTGAAATTGCACTTCGTCCCTTTCAATTTTGCAACCTTGTCGAAATAAATGTATCAAACGTTACATCACAAGAAGATTATGAAGAAAGAGTAAAAGCTGCGACATTTATCGCAACATTACAAGCGGGATATACAGATTTCCACTATCTTCGTCCAATTTGGCAAAGAACAACTGAAAAGGATGCTTTAATTGGTATTTCTATGACAGGTATTGGTTCTGGTGTTGTATTAAATTTAGATATGAAATCAGGTGCAAAAGTTGTTAAAGAAGAAAACGAAAGAGTTGCGGAATTAATTGGTATTAACAAAGCGGCTCGTACAACAACTGTAAAGCCAGCGGGTACAACATCATTGACTTTGGGAACATCATCAGGTATTCACGCTTGGCATAACGATTATTATATCCGTCGTGTTCGTGTCGGTAAAAATGAGGCTATCTATACTTATTTGGCTAAAAACCATCCTGAATTGGTTGAAGATGAATATTTCCGCCCACATGATACTGCGGTAATTGGTATTCCACAAAAAGCACCGGAAGGTTCTATTTTGAGAACAGAATCACCTATTCAATTATTAGAAAGAGTTAAAAAAGTACATAGTGAGTGGATTAAACCAGGACATAGAAGTGGTTCAAACACACATAACGTATCGGCAACTATTTCAATTCGTGAACACGAATGGCCGGCAGTTGGTGAGTGGATGTGGTCTAATCGTGATTATTATAACGGTTTATCAGTTCTTAACTACGATGGAGGAAGTTATATCCAGGCCCCTTTTGAAGATTGTACCAAAGAAAAGTACAATGAGTTAATGGAAAGTCTTAAAGACGTGGATTTAAGTAAAATTGTGGAGTTAGATGATGATACAAACTTGATGGAATCTGTGGCCTGTGGAGGTGGTGCATGCGAAATTAAGTGATAAAAAACCTTAATTAAATATAAAAAGGAGAACATATGTTCTCCTTTTTTGTTTTTTATTGAATTATGTATATTTATAAGAATACAAAACTCAAATTATGAAAAAAAATAGAGAAGGTTTTTTTGTTTCCGAAACAAAAAGAGAATGTACAAAATGTCATAAAATTTTTACAAAGACATCAAAAACTACAACATTATGTAATGTTTGTAACTCAACAAGGGTAAAATGTTATAGTCCTGAATCAAAAATGTATCAAAGGGCAAAATGTAGGGCAAAAGAAAGAGGTATTGAATTTACATTAGATAAAGAAGATATTGTTATTCCGGAATTATGTCCAATATTAGGGATACCGATAATTTATCATTCTGGGAGTTCGGGTGGTAAAATTAATTCACCGGCACTTGACAGGATTGACAATAGTAAAGGGTATATAAAGGGGAATGTTTTAGTTATTAGTCACTTGGCAAATATGATGAAAAGTTGTGCTAACAAAGAACAATTGGTTTCATTTGCGAAATGGGTTTTTGAAAATTATGAAAAGGATTCATTATGAAATTAGATAAAGAAGATTATTACATAGAGAATGGTAAGTATGTTTTTACCGAACAATATCATTTAAAAAGAGGGTATTGTTGCGGTAATGGATGTAGACATTGCCCTTATAACCAAGAGAACGTTAAAGGGGGTAGTAAAACTGAATTAGATACAAATAAAAATAAATAAGATTATATTTATTTGATATGCCACAAAACTCAACATACGGTATTAAATTCCCATTCGCAGATTCTACGGATGGTAGATATTTTGCTCTCAACACTACAAGTACCGATGAGATAAGAACAAATTTAATACATCTGTTATTAACAAGAAAAGGTTCTAGATTTTATCTACCTGATTTTGGTACAAGGTTATTAGAATATATTTTTGAACCATTAGATGGTCCAACATTTGGTGAGATTGAAAGTGAAATTAGAGATGCGGTTACGGTATATATTCCCGGAATTCAAATAACTAATTTAACAATAACGGATGCTTCAATGGACGAACAAAACAAAGGAACATTTATTAATGATATGAATGAAAGAGTTTATTCCGTTCCAAACATCGGAACATTAGAAC